AGTCAACTCTCTCAAATAACTATGGAAAAACAACAAACATTGACATGTACAGACCCACAGGTTAACGAACTGCAAAAGCAATTCGATAAACTCCGGCATCTCGACATGTTGCAGAGTCAGATCCAAAGATTACCAAATGGTTCTCTCAAAGATCAGATACAATCGGATATATACCAATTATTGAACACTAGCAAGAACGATCCTAATAAAGATCGATTCACTAATATCAACAAACGTTTATCATCCATGTCATCACTACTATCGACACTATGTGCTGAAAAAGTGAAGATTGTCCCTGCAAAAAGTCCCCAGATCACAAAGTTAGTCGACGATTTACGTCAGCTTAACTATGAGATTGAGGCTGTTTTAAGGAATGTTGCGGGATCCAGTACTATTTCTAGTACGTTTATCCCTCCTCGTTATTAAAGTTGACTTAAGTCTTAAGTGAGGATACGTCATTCTCATCTAACCATTAACACATCATATTACTATGAGCATTAATAAGAAACCATCATTCGATGGGATTCAGTTAGAGGGTATGGCTAGATATCGCTTAACTGCCATTGGCCTACCCAGATATATGATAAATCCACTCGTGGATTTAGTCTTTAAATGGGTTCGCTGCAATGGACCGGAATGGACAACCAAAAGAGTTAAATCTTTTAAGTTGGAACTGATTCACCGTATGGCGAATCAACCGTATGATAATCCTTGGGTTCGAAAGAACTCATCGGGGTTACCACATGGTATTTTCGGTTCTGTGATGAAATGGTGTTTAAGAGCAACTAATCCAGTTAAATCTCGCAAGAGATTCAATGCTGTGTTACAAGCCCTAAACATACACACTCTGTTTACTTCCAAAGTTGAGACTCCGTCTCAAATGAGGAAATTCATGGATGGTGTAACTGCTGACCCTACTGATGAATTATCAGTGGAGTTTTTAGTCCGTTTCGCACACCATGTTTCTCGGGTAGTTCCCGAGCAACACATCCGTCGTGGACATAATACATTACTATCTTATGTTGGATCACCCACTAAGTGGGCCCCTTCATGGCATAGTATCGATCGTGTTCCGCAAGCTGACAACATACTCTCAGAAATGAGATATGCTGAAGGTAAGCAGAACTACGAATTCGCCTGGCGCTACAATGAGCTTTATGCTCCTGTAACAAAAGGTGTACATGGTCCGTCTGAATTCTGTGGGTATAATAACCCTGATGATACTCTTTACGGAGGTGAAGTTCACTTCCTACAAGAGCCTGGTATGAAGATGCGAGCAATCGCGTCCCCTTACAGGATTCATCAGCTAGCCCTAAAGCCTCTTGGTGACTCAATCTATGATTGTGTCAAAAAGTTGCCATGGGATTGCACATTTGATCAGACAAAAGCAATACCGTATATCCAGAGCCAGATTAAATCTGGAAGAACTGTTCACTCCGTTGACCTATCTGGTGCAACTGACTACTTCCCTCTCGGGTTGCAGCTCATCGCATTAAGAGAAATCTTTGGAGATGTTCTTGACATTACACTACTGGAAGAAATATCTCGTCTCAGATGGAAATCTGAACACGGTGATATCCAATGGAAACGTGGCCAACCACTCGGGTTATACCCAAGTTTTGGTATGTTTACATTGACTCATGGTTTGATACTATCCTTTCTTTCGAAAGGCGAGTACAACAATGAATTCTTCGTCGTAGGTGATGATGTGATAATACTGAATGACGAGTTATATCTCGCTTATCTAGATTTTCTAGACAAAGCCGGATGTCCCTGGTCACCTGATAAGTCGATTTCCTCAAATTCTCTTGGAGAGTTTGCGGGTAAAATCATACTATCTGATTCAGTACATTCACAATACAAATGGAAGAAGATGTCTAACGACAACTTCATTGACATTTGTATCTCTCTGGGTCCTCAGTCGCGTGCTTTGTTAACACAAGCACAGAAAAAGGTGTTTGACGAAGTCAAACACTTAGTATCACCTGTCGGTCTAAACATATCTTATGAGGGTTCAACCCTCGCCGATATGATTAGCAAAACAGATGAATATCTCCGTACATGTGAAGAACGCGTACTTAAGTCACTTGTTGACTTAACTCGTGTTATCCATAAGAATTCTTATGGTTCGCACGTACCGTATGCTCTAGATCACAAAGTGATCGAAGAAATTACGGCGACCTTCGACGAGAAGGTCAAAGAGGTATTCAATCAGACTGTTGTATATAGACTTGAGAGTCTATACACGGCCTTTAATTGCTTACCTGAGGCCCTTGGCTTACTGCCAAGGTTACCTCTAGAAGTTGGGATTCCTTCAAGGATTTCCACCCTCGAACGGTATCAAATCCGG